AACAGTTAGCAAATTACAAAGCAGTTCAGGTTGAAAGCAACGGTGTGCCAGAGACAGAAGTGCCCGAAGGCGTGACCCTAGTATGTAGTCCCAAGTGCATTGAAAAGAATGGGCGTGCTATCAAGTATCTTGCACCAAGTAAGACTATCTTAGAACGTGCAGACTGTTTGAAGTTTGTGGTCAGTGCAGACCCAGAGTCGCCATACAGCACAGTTCCAGACTGGGCCATTGAGTGGAAGGCAAACAATCCCAACAAAGAAGTCTACTGTAGTCCTATGAATATCTACAACAGTTTTCCACAACGGATTAAATTACTACGTGCGGAAAAAGGCACAATCACAATGGCAGAGCGTAGTACTGTTGATGAAGTTATTAGTTTCTGGGAACCTGGACTGCTTAACTTAGCAGACAATCAACGCAATCACGAATACGTGGGTCAGTTCTGTATTGAGAACGGATTTAAACTTAACTTACAACAACACTTGTACGCAAGTTTGGCATAATGATTAAAAGTTTTTGGAAAACATGGCAGTATGCTATTGGTTCGTTTGATGACGAAACTACTCGACCTTATGACACAAGAGTTGCTGTAATTAGAACCTTTTGGGTTGTGCTACACATCACAACCTGCGTATTCATTATAGTGGGCAACGGCAGAACGCTGGGCTTTTGGTGATGATGGGTACCAGTTACGTAGGCAACAAATTACGAGGTTTGTCAATCAATGGCGACTTTGGTCTACAACATGTACAAAATTGGCGTCTTCTGCGTACTTGGTTGCCACGTAAATGCTTTTTAAGTGACAAACAACTTTGGTTACGCAAGGCCTACGTGGGTTATCATATTATTACTGGACCTGGGGAACCTGTTATCAACTATTACTGGCTATCACCAGAAGAATTTGTTGTTTGGCAATTAAAGCAATGACAGTATCAGATACTGCGGTAATAGACTTTCCAAAAGCCAACTACGGTCAGTATAACTACAGATATCGAGCGTCAGAAAAAGCAATAGAAATAGTTCATTGGTTACAGGCGCAGGGACTAACTGCTAACACAGACTTTACTTGGTATTTTGACATCAGTACTGAACGGATATTGATTCATTTTGCTCGCGGTTTTGAGCAATATGTGAGTTATACTGCTCTTAAATACAATAATGATAGATAGTGTTCAAAGACGAGCCCATGTTAATCGATATACTGACTCATACACCGAAGTTGTGCGTCAGCAGGAATTACATAGAAAACATGTTCAAGAGCAAGAACAGTTAAAAGCACAAAGACTGCATGTAGAACATTTAGATAAGATAAGAGACCGTGAAACAGAAAAAGGTAGATACGTTGACGTCAAAGTCTAACAGCGCAAAGGGACGAACCAGTTTTGATGCCAATGTTGCGGGCGAACTAATACCGTTTTTTAATCGCAATGTGTCAGAGTATCCCACTGAGGCCGGTGCACCAAAGTTTGAATTAATCGATGTCAAACAGCAAAAAGACATCATGATTAATGTTGCACGTCAACATGCCGAACAAGAATACAATCGCATAATGGATTTGGTTGCAGTACTACAGCGACAGGCCCAAGACATACGACGGCGACTAGATATTACCGACATGGTACATGGTGCTAAATACAGTTTCAAGCCAGTGCATGGGCACACATATTGGTTAGCACACGACACAATGAAACAACAAGTAATATTGGCAATGCATGGTCCAAATGACTGGACTGTGGGCGCACCCAGCTGGTATGAATATATAGCCAAGGTTAAATTCTTAGGTGACTACACTTGGCAAGAAGTTGAAGAGGACAACAATGGGACTGTTTGATAGATTTCGTAAACCTGAGCCTGTAAAGGCACAGCCAGAGCCTAAACAGAAAAAGAAGTCAAAAAAGGACTTAGCCACAGAACGGGGCGAGCCTTATGTGGAAATTATCAGTGTGGACATTGATCCAGACAATATAGGACAGGGTGCGTTTGAATTAGAATGGAATGACATTTTCCTTGCCAAACTTGTACGTGCAGGTTATGAAGGACGTACCGATGAGGACATTGTGGATCGCTGGTTTCAAGATGTTTGCCGTAATGTAGTTCTTGAAACTTATGAGCAGTACGAAGCAAATAATCCTAGGCCTGTCAATGGTGTACAGAAAAAAGACATAGGCGGCGGCAGAACTGAGGTAAGTTAATGCCTAGTGTGTTTGAAAAAAAATTCCAAATGGAATTTAATATTCCTCAAAAAAGTTGTAACACTGTTCAAGAGTATCTAGAAAAAAATGTAGGTCCTAGAACCTATCACTTACACAGTCAAATTGGTGGTAAAAACTGGGCTATAAAAAATAAATTTAGCCTAAATGTTGTTGTTTGTGTTGAAGATCCCGAACTGGCAACATTTATTACGTTAAAATACACATGATACTGTACGTAAACGGCAAGGCGGTAGAACCGAAGTTTCATAATTTATCAAAATACATTGACACATAATGGATAATATGCTATTATTATCCTTATGCGATATCTAATAGTTGACACTGCTAATACATTTTTCCGTGCCCGGCATGCGGCACATAGACAGGCTGATACTTGGGACCGACTGGGTTTTGCCATACACGTTACACTGGGTAGCGTTAACAAAGCCTGGCGAGATCAAAAGGCCAATCACGTAGTTTTTTGTTTAGAAGGGCGTAGTTGGCGCAAAGACTACTACGAACCTTACAAAAAGAACCGTCAGGTTGCTCGTGCTGCCTTAACTGAAGCAGAACAAGAAGAAGATAAACTGTTTTGGGAAACTTTTGACACACTGCAACAGTTCTTGCGTGAACAGACTAACTGTACCGTTCTGCAACACCCTGAACTTGAAGCAGATGATTTGATTGCAGGCTGGATACAAAATCACCCCAATGATGAGCACATTATTGTGTCCTCAGATTCGGACTTTCATCAACTGCTAAATACTAATGTCAAACAATACAATGGCATAGCAGACGAATTGCATACCATAGAGGGAATATTCGATAAACGGGGCAAACTTGTAATAGACAAGAAGACCAAAGAACCTAAAAAAATTCCAGACCCAAGTTGGATCTTATTTGAAAAATGTATGCGCGGTGATCCCACAGATAACATATTCAGTGCCTATCCAGGTGTACGCACCAAAGGTAGCAGGAATAAGGTTGGCTTACAGGAAGCATACGAAGATAGAAGTCACAAAGGCTTTAACTGGAATAACCTAATGCTACAACGTTGGGTTGATCATAATGGTGATGAACATCGTGTATTAGATGACTATGAGCGTAATCGTGTGTTGGTAGACTTAACTGCACAACCGGATGCAGTAAAAGTAAAAATTAATGAAACAATTAAAACAATGGCTGTACCAAAAACTGTAAGTATGGTAGGTGCTAAGTTTCTTAAGTTTTGTGGCAAGTACGAACTTAACAGGTTAAGCGAACATGCTACCAGTTTCAGCGACTTTTTAAGTGCGGAGTATCAATGACATTTAGACAATGGCTTCACGAGATGTGGTTAGAAAACTGCGAAGAGCGTGGTGCTTGGCACATGGACACACATACAGTTCAACAATATTTTCAACAGTACAAATGGTGGTTACGTAGAGAGTATAGATATCAACAAGGACAACAACAATGACAGTGTTTGCAAAACCAGTATTAAAAAATAAATTTTGGATAGTAGAAAACCAAGGCGAAAAAGTTGCCACTATTCAAATGGTGGACGATGGTAGTGTAGTTTATGTAAGTTCGACAGAACGTAAGAAGTACGCCAGCATTAAACTATTGAGTAAAGATTACAACATCGTATTTGACAAAGAAAATAAAAAATCCAAAGACGTAAAAACAGAACATGAACTATACGGGTATCCTGTTAACGGTAAACCGTGGAATAGTTTGTACGATATAAAACATCAATTTCCAATTTATACTAAGACCAGCAAAAGTAAAAGTTACTATTGTGCAGGTCATTATATTATTAAATTTAATAATGGCTGGGTCAAAAGTTTTTGTCCTAAGTTTATTACACTTAATAGGTATGAGTATCAAGGACCTTTTAAAACAAAACTGGAAATGCAGGAACAGTTAAGGTTAGCAAATGGAAAGTAACTTGCCATTACACATTAAAAAGTTTAACGACAAAGTTAAACTGATGAACCAAACTAACAAACAAAATTTAACATTGAATGCCAATGAAGCACGTAGTTTGCATAATGAAATTTACGAACTACTTGCTTATTGCACCAAACTAAGCAAAACTGTAATGGATAGTGGAGAAACTAGTACCAATGTGCGTATGGACGGTGGCAATTGGTAAAAACTACGCACATTTAAAGATAAATAATATACTAGAGAACTTCAATGAGTAGACCCAAACCTAATGTACTAATCGAGTATGTCAACAAACAAAACTATAAAACTGAGCAAGTACTCAGTAGTGAAGGTATTTGGGCTGTGTTTTACGAAAACAAACCTATTAATTTAAAGTCCGGTAACATGCTGGTCAGTTATCCAGGTCCTAAGTATAAAAAGACTTCTTTTAGTAATCCCGGACACGCAATCAACTTGGCTAAAAAATTGAACACGCTTTTTAAAACTGACCAATTCACTGTGGTGCTTTTAAAAAGTGGTGACCAAATCTTCCCCTAAAAGGTATACACAAAGACAGTTAACCGAAGTGTTTCTAGCTTCGTCGAATATACCTGTTCAACAACTAAGCACATGGCAACGCCGTATCTGGTTTAATCCTGTAGATAATGAAAGTCTCAGATTAAACTTAGTAGGTTATCAATTTTTAATGGACAATGTTAAACTAAAAGGTTACGAGTATAAATTAAAATCGCCGTTGTCCAGTAAAAACCTCATTCAACTTGAACGATACTTTCAAGGTCCTTACTACTTGTTTCAAAATAAAAAAATAATTGTGTTTGACGAAACAGAAGCAAGTATGTTATCATTAATGGACGGCGATCTAAGAAGTTATTTGGAAAACTTAGAAATCAATACATGAAAAAAATTATTACCAGTTTACTGTTTTGTAGCATTGGTGCCTATTTTAGCATCGGCGCAGCTATATTTTACAAAATTGGCTCGTTGTCTAAAATGGGCCCAGGATTTTTTCCGTTGGCTTTGGGATTATTTTTAATATTATTAGGGGTACTTAACGGAGTCAAGAAATGATAGACAATCTTTTGCTCGGATTTCAAACAGTATTTGAAATTAATAATTTATTGTTTCTAATTGCAGGTTGTTTGTTAGGCACTGCTATTGGTATTCTACCGGGTATCGGTACTGTAATTTGTTTAAGTATTCTTTTACCCTTTACCTACGGTTTTGATCCTATTACTAGTATTATTCTTATGGCAGGAATCTACTATGGAGCACAATATGGAGGATCCAATACTAGTATCTTGCTTAATGTGCCAGGAGAACCCAGTACAGTAATGACTTGTATAGATGGGTATCCAATGGCACAACAAGGCAGGGCCAGCGAAGCAATTATCTCAGCAGGCATAGGCAGTTTTGTTGCTGGTATCTTTGCAGTATTTGCCATTGCCTTTGCCGCTCCAGCACTAAGTGACATTGCTTTTGAGTTCGGACCAACAGAGTTTGCCAGTTTAATGTTATTGGGTATAATAAGCATTAGTGTAATTACTAGTGAAAACCTTGTGACAGGTTTGGGCATGGCCTGTATTGGCATGCTATTAGGAACTGTTGGCACAGACATAAATTCTGCCACAGAAAGATTCACACTTAATCAACTTGAACTAGTAGATGGCATTACTGTTGGAGCGTTAGTTATTGGTGTGTTAGGATTGCCGGCCTTAGTAACGCATTTATTAGACAAAAACTTAGAAAATAAACCCATGGAGTTTAAACTCAGATTTAGTTTCCAGGATTTAAAACGAGTTATCCCTAGTATACTAAGAGGTACAGGAGTAGGAACAGTAATGGGTGTGATTCCGGGTGGTGGTGCAGTTATGAGTGCTTTCGCCGCTTATGTAGTAGAGAAAAAAGTAAGTAAAAACAAACAAGATTTTGGAAAGGGCGCAATAGAAGGAGTTGCGGCCCCGGAAAGTGCCAATAATGCTGCTAGTCAAACAAGCCTAATTCCATTGCTGACTTTGGGAATTCCTGAAAATCCAGTTATGGCGTTGATACTGTCTTCGCTGATTATAAATGGCGTCCAACCTGGTCCCGGGACCGTTACAGAGTATCCTGAATTATTTTGGGGATTACTAGCAAGTATGCTTCTAGGCAATATGTTTTTGTTATTTCTAAACATACCATTTGTAAAAATGTGGATGAAGATTATAAGTTATCCAAAATCTATTTTATATCCTTTATTAATTTCCATAGCATTAGTTGGAGTCTATTTTATCAAAGAGAGTTGGTTTGATGTAGGCACTGCTATATTTTTTACTTTGTTGGGTATTGTTTTTATATTCTGTAAGTTAGAGTCAGCGCCTTTAATCTTTGGATATATTATAGGACCTTTATTTGAAGAAAACCTAAGGCGAACACTAACGATTTCAGATGGCAGTTTTATGAAATTTTTAGAAAGCAATATAAGTTTGTTCTTTTTGTCAATTAGTGTAATCTTTATACTTTGGAGTTTTGTCAGAAAATTTAATTACTTACATCGACAGTTGACTAAATAATTCTAGCAACGCCACAATGATGTGACGTCGGAACAATCAATCGACGCTTAGAGTAGCAAAACTCTTTTACTGTTGTGTTACAACAGAACGCCGTCCGTAAGCGAATTCTCGCAAGCATTAAACCAAAACTATTGACAATGTTTTATACAAAAAAGTATAATTTGTCTATGACTTTATTACGGAGAAATTAATGAAATTTAAATCAATCTTATTAACAGGTGCGCTAACACTTGGCACTATTAATTTTTCTTACGCACAACAACTTGAAGCCTTCCTCACACACGGTGGTGGACTTCTAGATCGAATCTGTCGAAAAATGTTTAGTGAGTATGAACAAAAATTCAACGAAACAGTTAAAATCAATGTTAAAACCGGTGCTGATGGAATTTTGGCTGCTAGGGAAATGAGCAATAACTCTAGTAAAACTAAAGTTCTTTGCCATGGTAGTAGTGTATGGGTACAAAACCGTTTTGTACACAAAGACAAAGATATCGGTGTAAGCGACAAATCAATTCTTGTTAAGTACAGCGATGAACCAACACTATGGTATGTACCCAACAGTGTTAAAGGAGTTAATTCCTGGGATACACTGATGTCTTACCTAAGGAGTTTTGACCGGCCAATTAAAGTAGGCGGCTTTACTGGTGTACACCGTGCCCAAATTGCATGGTTGGCAAAAGAATACAATTTGAACTTAGTTGTTGTTCCTTTCAAGAAAGGCCCAGAAATTTTGCCAGCACTTTCAAAAGGTGATTTGGACTTGGCGCTAGATCCAGGCGTAGGTTACAAAGCAGCCAAAGCAGGCAAATTTCAAATTGTAGGCTACAACATGATCAAGCAAAACAGCATTCTTAAAGATAAGCCAAACTTTGATTCAGTTAATCAAAATATGAAAACATTTGGTCTATGGCTAGGACTTACTGTGAATGCAGATATGGATCCTGCTTACAAAGCCAAACTAGCAGATCGTATGAAATCTATTATTACCACTGATAGTTTCAAAGAATTTGCAGAGGTTGCTTTTGCTCCTGTAGATTGGACTCCAGGTGCAGATGCAGAAGTGTTTATTAACAAGCAAATCAAAGATACCGAAAAACTATTGAAGTAAAGAGGTAAAACATGCTTTATTCTCCTTCCTCAATGAGACTAGGCTACTATCAAGTCGGCGACAAAATTCATTTGAATAAGGTTGCTGCCTTAATAGATGGTACAGAAAGAAACATACACCCTGAATGGGTCTTCAACAATGATGTTTTCGATAAATTTTCTTGGTCTGAAGAGCCAGAGGAGAGTCTCAGTGAATTGTATTCGCAAAGAGCAAAGGAGATAAGGCAAACTTACGATTATGTAATACTTGCTTTTAGTGGTGGTTCTGACAGTCACAATATACTAAATGCATTTATAAAAAATAATCTGAAAATCGACGAAATCGTAGTCTCATGGGCAGTAAAACTTTCAGAAGTACGAGGTACTGATCCATGGGACTATAAAGATGTCAATCAATTGTCTGAATGGGAATTAACTGTAAAACCCAAACTACAGTGGATGAGACAAAATCATCCCGAAACTAAAATTACTGTTTATGATTGGACTGATGGATACAGCAATTATAAAATAGATGATGATTTTAGTTTGCATAGAGGAACAAACCTAGCGTATTTTGCTGACAAAAGATGGAGTATAGATAATATATCTTCAATCGAAAAACGTATCAGTACAATGCAAAATAGTATTATCATCTGGGGTATATGTAAACCAAGAGTATGTTTACAGGACAATACTTACAAATTGTATTTCTTAGATCAAGTTGGTTTTGCAACAACTTCGGAACTTAACAATGAAAGAACAGAATATTTTTATTGGCATCCCAGTAGTGCAAGAATGATTGCAAAGCAGTGCCATTTAATTGTAAGGTTTTTTGAAGAAAATCCAATGTTCAAACAATTTATACGGTGGCCGCAAACACCAAGAGCCAGGGAGTTCTACGAAAATTGTATTAGAGCAATAATTTATCCAGAAGTAGATCTTAACTTTTTCCAAGGATCTAAATGGAGCAATTTTAATTTTGCGTGGGATCTAGCGCTCATGGATCTTGATCCAGCAATGAATGACAAACTTAATTATCATTTCTTTGAAACAATGCAAGGGTTGCATTCTGTAATTGAAAACAAATATTTTCAAACAGTAGCAGAAGGGGAAAAACTGACAGGATTTATCGCAGGAATGTACCCTATCGCAAAAGAATCAATAACATCCTAAAAAAATAATACTTTAGTAGTACTTGCAGAATATTCCGTTTTTTGCTACAATTATGGCATCAGTTAAGAAAAGGAGTAATAAATGCAAAGCACAGAAATTCGAGAGTATCGGGGTAAATTTTACGATGGTCGTCACGGTGGCCCATTCGACCGTGGTAGCGCCGATAGTTGGTACAGCCGTCCACGTCGCCCACACTTTTTCACAGATGCCACTTATCAAAGTGACGAGATCGAAGAGCGTTTTATGACCAAGGATCAGATAGCCGAATACAATGCGGGCTATGACTGGAACGAAGACTTGGGCGGCAAGAAAGAATGGTAGTACTAAAGTATTACTACTAAAGTAGTACTTGCTCGAAATTCGTCATTTTGCTATAATATAGGCATAGTGTAAGAAAAGGAGTTTGAAATGCGTACACCTACTTTTATCGGCGGCTTCAAAAACAGCCAACGTATTCGTGTTATTGTCGATGGTGTTGGTTTTTACACCACGGTAGCTGGCACTGCCGATATCTGCACTGACATGCATGCGACAGCAACCCAGATGGCTCTTATGAATTTGGCACAAGAACGTCGTCATGCAAAACGTCGGGGCGACAAAGAAATGCCTGTTGGTTTTGGCTTTAATTATAACGGCGTGGATGGTAGCATTACGCCTGTTCAAGTTGACTTGGTTTAAGGAGAACTAAAATGGTTTCAATTAACGACATCAATCACTCTATCATTGCTGGTAACTTTACCAACGAGCAGTTGAACAGTATTTCGATGGCTATTAAATTTGCTCGTAATCAGTTGGTAAAAGAGAATCGTGGAAGCCTGGTTATAGGCACCAAGGTTAAGTTCACTAGCGGCCGCAATGGTCAGACTTATGTTGGTGATGTCACCAAGATTGCTCGTAAGTATGTCACTGTTCGTAGTCCAGGCTATGGCCTATGGCGTGTTCCTGCCAATATGTTGGAGGCTGTATAATGGGGTTGGATCAATATGCTTACTGCCGTGCTAAGAAAAAAGGCAGTTATGGTGACAGTCGTGAAATTGCCTACTGGCGTAAACACCCCAACCTTCAGGGTTGGATGGAACAACTCTGGATCAAACGAAATCCTGACTATAATCCAGAAGGCAATAATATGTTCAACGGCGTTGAGTTGGAACTTACCTGGGAGGATCTCGCTGAACTTGAACGAGCAGTGATCCATGACCAACTACCGCAAACTAAAGGCTTCTTTTTTGGCGAGGACAGTGACGATTACTATAAGCAATCAGTATTAGAGTTCGTCCGAAATGCCCGGGCAGAACTGTTCTTGGGTTTGAAAGTTTTTTACAATAGTTCGTGGTAGTGTTGTAAAAAAACTACAGACAATAATTCCGAAAAGTCATATAATATAGATATGTTGAAAGGAGTATTTTATGACAGTAAGTGAACACCGTACCGTAACGACCCAGCAGGCGTCACGGCTCATCTCTAAGTGCTTCCAGAAGAAGCGCCCTGTATTCCTATGGGGTCCTCCAGGAATTGGCAAAAGTGAAGTGGTTGCCAGTATCGCCGAAGAGCAAAATGGTCTGATGATTGACCTGCGTTTGGCGCAAATGGAGCCCACCGACCTGCGTGGTATCCCTTACTACAATAAAGACAGTGGTTTGATGGATTGGGCACCGCCCATCGACTTGCCCGACGAAGAGTTGGCCAGTCAGTATCCTGTGGTTGTTTTGTTCTTGGACGAGATGAACTCAGCGGCTCCCAGCATTCAGGCTGCGGCTTATCAGTTGATTCTTAACCGCCGCATTGGCAAGTATAAACTGCCTGACAATGTGGTAGTGATTGCGGCTGGTAACCGTGAATCGGACAAGGGTGTTACTTATCGTATGCCTGCTCCGTTGGCTAACCGCTTCCTGCACTTGGAGATGCGAGTAGATCACCAAGCATGGGAGACGTGGGCTACCATTAACCGCATCCACAAAGACGTGGTCGGTTACATTGGCTTTGCCAAGCAGGACCTTTACGACTTTGATCCGCGTAGTAGCAGTCGTAGTTTTGCTACACCTCGCTCGTGGACCTTTGTTAGCGAAATCCTTGAAGACGAGGACGTTGGTGAAGCAGATCTCACTGACTTGGTAACAGGTGCAGTTGGTGAGGGTGTGGCTGTTAAGTTTATGGCTCACCGCAAGATTGCTGGACAGTTACCCAAGCCTGAAGATGTATTGGCTGGTAAGGTCAAAGAACTCAAAGTAAAAGAAGTCAGCGCCATGTACAGTTTGGTAGTCAGTATGTGCTACGAACTTAAGGATGCCGCAGACAAGATTGGTGGCAAGCCTAATGCAGAATGGCATGAGATGGCAGATAACTTCTTCCGTTATATGATGGACAATTTCACAACGGAGTTGACTGTTATGGGTGCTCGTACTGCTCTTACCACTTACAACCTGCCGTTTGTTCCTGGCAAACTCAAGAATTTCGATGAGTTCCACAAGCGGTTTGGTAAGTACATTGTAGCCGCAAGCGCCGGCAATCGATAGTTTATGGAGGCATTGGTCTTACTCCTTTCTTTACCATGTAAGTCCTCCCCTTTTAATACTTTAGTATTAATAGACAATAATTCAGAAAGATTGTATAATACACTATAACAAGGAGCAGAAATGTCAAAAGATACTACAACCAATCCCAAGTCCGGCATCAGCGGCAGGCTAACCGAAACGACAGATCCCGCATTGGATCGTGCGGTGCGTGAAAAGTTGACTACTGCTCGAATTGGCTTGTTGCTTCGTGCTCCGTTTTTTGGTAACTTGGCTACTCGACTGGAATTGGTTAATGCTGATTCATGGTGTGGCACTGCCGCAACCAATGGCAGGAAATTTTACTACAATACCGAATTCGTAAACAAACTCAAACCCAAAGAACTTGAATTCTTGTTTGGGCATGAAGTGTTACATAATGTCTACGACCATATGGGTCGTTGCGGTCCGGATCGTGACCCTATGCTTTTTAATTGCGCCGCAGACTTTTGCGTAAACGCAGACTTGGTTGAACAACGGATTGGCGACAAGATTACTCCTTGCCTGCATGATACAAAGTATCAAGGTTGGAGTGCTGAAGAAGTCTACGACGATTTGTATGAGAAGGCTGAGAAGATTGACATCAGCGATCTCATTGACAAAATGATTGACGAGCACCTCGACGAGCAGGAAGGTTCGGGTGATCAGGACGATGACAAGGACGGAGACAAAGAAGGCAACGGCAAAGGTCGTCCTAAAATGTCAGATGAGGAACGCCGTCAAATTCGTGACGAAGTTCGCGAAGCAGTACTACAGGCTGCTCAGGCTACAGGTGCAGGTAACTTGCCCTCAGGTGTTAAGCGTCTTATTAAGGACTTGACGCAACCTGTGGTTGACTGGCGTGAACTGCTTCAGCAACAGATCCAAAGTATTGTCAAAGATGACTTTAGTTGGATGCGTCCCAGCCGACGTGGTTGGGCAATGGATGCAGTTATGCCCGGTATGATTCCCGGTGACCAAATTGAAGCGCACATCGCATTGGACATGTCGGGCAGTATTGGTGACGAAGACATCAAGGCTTTCCTGGGCGAAGTCAAAGGCATTATGGAAGCCTATGATGAATACAAAATTCATATCTGGTCATTTGATACAGAAGTGTACAATCATCAAGAGTTTAGCAGTGACAATCTCGACAGCATCTTGGAATATGAACCCCAAGGCGGTGGTGGTACTGACTACGACTGTAACTGGACTTACATGAAAGAAAATGATATTCAACCTAAGAAGTTTATCATGTTTACTGATGGTTATCCATATGGTTCGTGGGGTGACCCCGACTACTGTGATACTGTATTCATTATCAAAGGCAACACTGAGTGCGAGCCGCCCTTTGGTGTTTGGGCTCACTATGAAAAGGCAAAAGAACTGGCAGGTGCATAATGGAACTAGTAACGTTTTTTATTCCGGTCATAATGGCCTGTGCTAGTAATCAGGTCTCCAGTTGTGAAATGGTACAGTACGAAGGTTATTATGAAAGTGAACAACAGTGCCAGAAAAAACTTCGTGACACACTATGGCCCAGGCTTAAACCAGGACAACAGTTTAACACCATGTGTGTAACATTAGAAGTAAATCGTGTGAAGAAAAGTGACTTGAATAAAAATCTTTAAATATCAATATGAGCAAATCAGAAGATAAACTAAAGCATAGTAAACGTTTACAAAAAGAAGAAAACGCAATTCACAAACAACAAAAAATTGCTAAGTCGCACGGAATGCCTGATCACCAATATGAGGGACATCGCTTTGCCAAGCACCATGCACTGAACTGCGGTGATCCCAAATGCACCCTATGTGCTAATCCAAGAAAATTTGGCGAACTGACAGCACAAGAACAAAGATTATTTCAAGATGTGGATCAGACACGTGACTTTCACAGCAATGGTTTGCCTCCCACAGATGAGTTAGACGATGCTTAAACACGGTGAAGTCAATCCACTTAATGTTCATAACTTACGTAAGTGGGACGAATGCCCTCCGCATTTTGAAAAAGTATTTTTCGAATCTCGTACTTACGATAGAGACATTCTAAACTGGATATATGAAAATTTAGAAGGTCGTTTCTATTTAGGTGAGCACATTACTACTGATTCAGGATCTTTGGTTAGTCGCAAGTGTGCGGCCTTTGAACGTCACAGTGAAGCCAGTTATTTTACACTAATGCTAGATACTTTTAACAAAAACCAGTTTTAAAAAAATTTCTCCGTTGTCTGTAAGGGTTAAATATCTTTACAAACACGGAGATTTTTGTGGCAGAAGAAGACCAAAAACAAACAACCCCTTTACAAGTTCAAGACCTAGTTGTTGCACTAGAAGCAATTCAACTAGCATCTAATCGTGGTGCTTACAGAGTAGAAGAATTTACTGCTATTGGTCAAGCATACACAAACTTATACAATTTTTTAGTGGCTAGTGGAGTAGTAACTCCTCAACAGCCAGAGCAACCCGCTCCCGAAGAAAATCAATAAAGGATATTTTTATGATTAAGCACGTCGGTAAACATAACAGCCGCAAAGTTGTTATTCTATATAGAAAAGTACCAGAAGAGGATCATATGTGTCTAGTCACATATCCAGATGCATTACCTGTACATATTCATGATGACATCATGCAAGCACTGGAATCTGATTCAGGACAACAAGCAAAAGAGTTCAGTGATTACTTATTTAGGTATACTTTGCGAGACGGCAACAATGCATTACAAACATTGCACTCCGAAGCAATGATCAAAAAAGTTCCTACCAATCAAGTTATTGTTACTCCAACTGCAACATCAAATGTTAGACTAGATGAACTAAATGCTATCCTTGACAAAATGGCTCTTGGCGAAGAAGCCATTAAAGAAATGGCTGACTTAGATGCCAATGCAGGAATGGTAACTCGAAGGAGAACCAATGAAGGCCAGGACGTGGGCGAACTACGTGCTCCTCCTGGAAGTGCTCAACCTGCACAAGTACAAGGAACCGCAAATGCCACAGACTTCTTAAGCGATGATCAAATTGCTACGCAACGTAGAGCACAGGCAATGAAGATGGCCGCAGAAGCAAAACAATTACTTGCAGAGTCTGAGCGTTTAATGGCAGAGGCTGCTAATCTTTCCGGTGAGACAAAGAATGCCCCAAGGAAAAAAGCCAAAGCCAAAACGGCTTAACTTAAACAATAAAAAAGCATGGCGTGAGATTCTCAAGGACGTAGAGAAAAAAGAAGTACCGGTACACGTATTAGAACGTTTAATAGTACATCTTAAAGATGGCACTGAAGTAAATATTGATATCAAACATATATTATCTGAAGGTGCCGATCCCGATGAGATCGAGCACCATGTTAGTAAAAAATTAGAAGAACTTGATCAATATATTGCTAATGTAGATTTCTATGTTGATGTAGATCTGGTTGAGCAGGCAATCCAGCCCGAGACAGATAGAATACTTTCTAACTTATGATTAAAGCAATATTTGCCGTCGACACCTGGGGTGGCATGGGATTCCGAGGTAGCCTCCCATGGCCGCACCACAGTGAAGACATGCAGTATTTTAAAAAGCAAACAGAAGGACATGTTGTAGTAATGGGCAGACGTACATACGATGATCCTAAAATGCCTAAGCCTTTGAAAAATCGAATAACGTATGTAGCAACCAATCGTCCACTTTATACTGCCGGCACAGTCAAGGGTAATTTAGTCGAGCAAGTTCCGTTACTGCAAAAACGTCATCCCAATAAGCACATTTGGATAATCGGTGGTCCTGAGATTATCCTCTCCTGTAAAGACATTATTGACGAAATGCACGTTACTCATTTCAAAAGTCAATTCAAAAGTGATGTCAAAATAGACATGCGTAAGATGACTTTGATGATGCGAGCAATGGGTGCTTGGCCCAGTCAAGACGGAAAATGTACTTGGACTGTTTACAAAAACGTTGACATTTTCAGGCCCTTGTCAGTATAATACAGTTATGAAAACTTATTTAGATGCACTCCGGTTTGTTTTAGACAATGGCGTAACTAAAACAGACCGTACAGGTACAGGTACTGTCAGTGTGTTTGGCATGCAACAACGCTACAACTTGGCTGACGGTTTTCCTGCTGTCACTACAAAGAAACTGGCCTGGAAGAGCGTAGTTTCAGAGTTGCTGTGGTTCATTGAAGGTTCAGGGGACGAAAATCGTCTACGAGAGATACTACATGGTAGTAGAGCGTCTGAAAAGACAACCATCTGGACTGCCAATGCCACAGCTCCGTATTGGACAAACAAATACAAAAAGTTTCCGCCCCGAGGTCCACAGTTTGAAGGAGACCTAGGCAGAGTCTATGGAGTACAATGGCGTCATTGGCAAGCCAAGGATCAAGTATTTGATGGTCCCAGTAAGTTAGTGTATCGTGAAGTAGATCAATTAGCAAACTTGATTGAGGGTATTAAAAAGGATCCTAATGGACGTAGACATATTTTAACTGCATGGAATCCAGCAGAACTAGATGATATGGCACTACCTCCTTGCCACGTGTTCAGTCAGTTCTATGTTGCAGATGGTAAACTTAGTTGCCAAATGTATCAACGCAGTTGTGACATGTTTTTAGGCGTGCCTTTTAATATTGCGTCTTATGCCTTACTAACGCACATGATTGCACAAGTGTGCGATTTAGCGGTTGGAGAGTTCGTTCACGTGCTGGGCGACGCACATATATACCTAAACCATGTAGAGCAAGTAAAAGAACAATTAGAGCGTGAACCATTACCTGCTCCACATCTAAAACTAAATTCAGAATGCAAGACGATAGATTCATTCGGTATGGAGGATATCGAGCTCATTGGCTATACCTCACACCCCCCGATTCGAGCAGACATGGCAGTATGATAAAACTTAAAGTCTATGAATTTCCAATGGGCGATGTAGAAGACCCGGAAATTTATGTGGCTGAACCTTTGTATCGCTGGGAAAAAGAAACAGAACAAGGACAATGGGTTATGGAGCATGCTGTAGAACGACCTGTGTTTTACATAGGACATTGTATGTTAACTTATGGTTACCGATGTAGAGTAGAAGCTATCCTATCAGACGAAGACGCTACGTTTTTTCAATTAAAGTGGGGCAACAATTGAACGTATTAGTAACTGGTGCCAGTGGATTCATTGGACATAATGTTGTAAAATATCTAGAACAAGAAGGACATACATGTTTTGGTATAGACAGTTTTACCAATTACAATTTTATTCCTAAAGATGAACTTGAATACTTAAAGCGTGAACGCAAACGCAAAGTAAGATGTAACACACACAACATTGATATTAGAAATCGCAAAGGCATTTCAGATATGATGTTGGCATTCCACCCTAAGATGGTAGTACACCTTGCCAGTTTTCCTAGACAGCGTGTAGTACTACAAAATCCTGTGGTAGGCAGTGAAGTAATGATCACTGGTTTAATTAACTTATTGGAAGAGTGCAAAAATCATTGTGTAAAGAAGTTTGTCTACATTAGTTCCAGTATGGTCTATGGAGATTTTGAACAAGACTTTGTCACAGAAACTGCACAGTGTACGCCACAAGGTCAGTACGCTATTATGAAATTAGCGGGCGAACAAATTGTAGCAGACTATGCACGCCGCATAGGCATGGACTATGTTATTGTTCGTCCCAGTGCAGTCTATGGTGAATTGGATGTCGACGACAGAGTAGTCAGCAAGTTCATGCTAAGTGCATTACAGGGCAAGACCTTACAAGTACAAGGCGCACAGGAAGTATTAGACTTTACACACGTCGACGACACTGCCAAAGGAATTGCATTGGCGGCATTAGAATCCAAAGCCAATGGCAACATCTATAACATCACACGCAGTAATCCCATTGCGCTAACGTTAGAGGGTGCTGCCCAACTTTGTATAGATATTGTAGGTCGTGGCAGTTACGAAGTTCAAGATAGAGACTTAAACTTTCCCAAACGTGGTAGACTTAGTATTGAACGAGCACAGGCAGACTTAGGCTATTTCCCCACAGTAGATGTAGAACAAGGTTTTGAACGATATCACGCTTGGTTAGTAGGAAGTAAATTTTGGCAACACAAATTATCCCTTTTACCGGCGTAGCACGTCAATATCAAAACCTACGTGAAGAACTGTTAGCAGTAACAGATCAGGTCTACACCAGTGGACAAATGCTGGACGGTGACTATACTCAAAAGTTTGAACAGGAAATAGCAAAACGTTGCCATAGACGTTATGCAGTAGCAGTAGGCAGCGGCACACAGGCTTTAGTATTTGCACAACAACTGTTGTTTCAAGAACCTGTAAAGATTATTATTCCTACAATTAGTTTTATTGCTACAATAAACGCTGTGTTATTAAACGGCAACACACCTGTGTTATGCGACACAGATGATCAAGCACTGATAAATTTGGAAAGTATGGACTATGCCATAGATGCTGCCGGCATACAGGCAGTAATGTACGTAAACATATTTGGCAACGTTGTTGACTACGACAGATTCTACAACATCTGTAGATTTTTTAATAAAGACATAAAAATTATCGAGGATGCTGCACAGAGTTTTGGTGCAAGTTATCGGGGCATGCCCAGTGGCTGTCTTGGAGACGTAAGCATTTTAAGTTTTGATCCTACAAAGAACTTGCCCAACTATGGATCAGGTGGCATGGTGTTAGTGGACAATTTGGCAGATGCCAAAACCATACGTGACTACAGAGACAACGGCAAAACCAACAGTCATGACATAACTGGCACTAACAGTAAAATGTCAGAAGTAGACTGCGCTCAAATGTTGGTTAAGTTAGAGCATTTTGATCAGTGGCAGCGAAGACGCCAACAGATAGCCAATTACTATACACAAGAACTTCGGGACATTGTAGACACACCTCGAGTAACTGAAGGTGCAGAACATGCTTGGCACAAGTATGTAATTAAAACTGTGGACCGTAGTGGCTTACTTAAACACATGACTACCAGAGGCATTGAAGTAAAGGTACACTACGAACGTCCTTTATACGAATATCCTGTGGGCTATCCCTATATTAACTACGTAGCAGAGTTATACAGGGAAGCCAGTGCGTTCTGTGTTGAATGTTTGAGTTTACCTATCTATCCAGAAATGGAAGATACGGAAGTAGAACGTGTAGTTAGTACAGTTAAGGGTTACCTGCGTTAAAGCGTTCTTGTAACCACTGCCAATCGTAACTGAGTTTTAGTTTATCGTAGTCACCACTGACTTCACGATAATAATCGACTGCATCTTGTGCGCCTTTTAAGCAGTATTCACTGTACTGGCCAGTGGCTTTGGTCAACCAAGTGTTTAGTCTATGTTTGTTTTCTACAGTAGGTGTTTGCTCTTGAAACTGCTGTAGTTTTAATACTTCACGGAAAGCAGTACGCCATGTCATCCAAGCACTTTGGTTAAACATGGCTTCGCCACTTAGTATAGGAACCACTTCGTGTTCTTGTGTTAGTGTAAAATCTAACCCTGGATCATTATTAGCCAAAACTAATTTTTTGTTATAAGCAATTATGGCTTGATGCCCATACTCCAAACCGTTTATAGGATTACGTGCATGGAAAATATAGTGCTTGGGCTGTTGCCAATAATCCGGTTGCCAGCGCCAATCGAAATCTCGATCTGCTTTTAATTTGGCAAATATTGCAAAGAACCAGGGAGTTTCGCTCATTCGGGCAGCAGCCTGATAGGCCTGTGTTCTACCATTCACACCTCGAACCCATTTTACAACGTAACGCCTACTGGGATTGACACAGGCCTGTAGCCAATCAAAATAAAATTGTTCGTCGGGTTCGCCATTACTGATATAGATAATATCCAACGGTTCTTCAGCGAAAAAGTGTACGTCTCGGTCCTCTACGTGGGGATAATCGTAGATTTGTGTGCGTAAATGTGCCTTTACATCACGGGGTATGGCACACACCGCCTTGCTAGTGCTAAATGCTGTTGCAATACGATCTTTTTCGGTCCAAAGGCAAGGATGCCAATGAGTATAAAGATTTGGTTGATTGGTAAACAGAGCGTATGGTGCAGTGAATTGATAGTTCTTTACTTCCGAAACTAAATTATCACCTTGATAATAATGTACAGGCATTTCTACTCTGGGCACACGAAATGTGTCGACATAATTGATTACATTAAACCAATCTAATAACTCCAAATCATACATTTGATTTTTAAAACTTTGCACATGTATCAAAAATGTATCACCACGTTTTTGGCTTTCGCTGTAAAAGCAGTGAATCATTTCACGTTGACTTTCTTCTGGATGCCAAGTAAAGTCAAAATCTGTGTAATCACAAATGCTGCTGGTAATCCAAACAAACTCTGTTGTGGCTAAGTTGACGATACGTTTGAAAACTGTTAAATGATTATCCACATATCTAGTTCGTTTAATGTCAGGATACAGTACTTGCAGTTTTTGGTATCGTTCTGCGCTGCCAGGATCAAGAAAATCCATGTAAAATATCTGTGTAGCATTTGCACGGACCTTTTGGCTATTTGAATATTTTATACCAGCAGTGCCGTTGTATATAGGTCCGCCTTCACGTTGGTGTTGTGTGGGAAATCTATATTCGTAGTCGGGTTCAATGGTGTCAGGATGCCAACTAAAATCAAAATCTGCGGTATCACACAACTCGGGCACAGACCATTTGGTCATGTCCACTAAACGCCGAACTGACTGTTCCTGTCTGAAGTGCCATTCTCGATTACCAGCAGTCCACTTGCGAGCAAAGTAAACATCCGCATTACGTTGCCATTGACTGGCAAATACATGTACATGATCACGTTCCCATGGTGGAGGTTGCCATTCGAAGTCAAAGCCTGTATAATCGTTATTGCCGTGTATGTACCAAAAGTATTCAGTACGACTCAGTTCAGCCGCTTGTTCTAAACTTGCAGCAGGCTGTTCAAATGCAAAAAGATTGGGTTTACGGTCTTGATAAAATACGTCAAACATCTAACTGTTCTACTCGGACTCCAGATTTCTTAAGGAATTCAATTCCAGCAGTATCACGATAATGACTGCGATAGTAAACACTGTGAATTCCACTTTGATAAACAAGTTTTGCACAGTCCAAACACGGGCTATGAGTAATAAACAATACAGCACCATCACCACTTTCCGTGCTTTTTGCCAACTTAGCGATTGCGTTTGTTTCTGCATGTAGTACCTCTGGCTTGGTGTTTAGTCTTTCTTCGCCGCCTTTGTCATAGCCTACAAAGTTTTCGCAGGTGTTATCCCAACCTGACGGCATACCATTGTAACCAATACTGATAATCCTGTCGTCCTTGACAATGATTGCACCTACTTTAGCACGAACAGCAGTACTACATTCTGCAAATACTTCTGCTGTTCGCATAAAGGCCTGTTTATGTTTTTCTTTCATGATAAAACTCGAATTCCGTATAGTCGTTCAAACCTGTCTGCATCTGCTCTGTCGTTGACCATGGGCTCGCCTCTGATGTTTAAACTGGTATTCAATAACATCGGACAACCCGTTAACACAAACCATTTTTCTAATAACTCTCTAATACCCGTACCATCAGCAGGCACAGTTTGGACACGGCTTGAACCGTCATGGTGTATTATAGCAGGAAATTGTTCAGGATGTCTACAGTAAGCAGTAGCCTGCATATATCTACTGTTCGAAAAACCCGGCGGCATATGGAAATATTCTTGTGCTTGTTCTTCCAAAATAACTGGAGCAAATGGACGAAACTTTTGGCGGCGCTTTATTTCGTTGACCTTATCTTTGATATCAGGTCCTCTGGGATCAGCAAGCAGACTACGATTACCCAGTGCTCTGGGTCCAAATTCTGCTCTGCCAGATGCAATGCCTACTATTTTATCTGTAGTAAGAGCATCAAGGGCACGAACGGTAGGATAATCCCCAGCGATATTGTGGCCAAGAAAAGCATTAGTCCAGCTAACACGATGACCATAGGCCAAAGCAGCGGCGCCAAGGCTACTACCAGCATCGCCAGGATTAGGCATAATCCAAATGTTTTCAAAGTACGCTCCTAAGTTTCTATTTGCAAGGCAGTTAAGTGCCACCCCACCCATGTAAACAAGATTACTGCTGAATCCAAAATCTCTTGCCTTACGCATTATATTATAAATTAAGTTTTCTGTCAAACTCTGTGCGCCTGCAGCGATATCGAAATCTTCAGTTCTAATCCATTCCTCACTATTTACACCTATGTGCAGATTTTCTTTAAATTCGGCTGTAGACTCATTGGCAACATATCTTGCTTTCATAAAGTTATCCCAATGTACTCTACCGTATGCTGCCATGCCCATCATGATGTATTCTTCGTCCATGGGTTTTAGACCCACGTGTTTGGTCATGGCACTGTAAAACATACCTATGCTATGTGGGTAACGTTGACGCCAAAGTTTGCGATACTGTGCTTGACCTTTTCGATCGTATTCTGCTGCCCAAATGCTGATAGTGTCCCATTCACCTATAGCATCAATAACTACAACGGTTGCCTTGTTATAAGGTGATGTTTGAAATCCTGCAGCCGCATGGCTAAGATGATGATTGTAAGTATGTGTCTTTATTTTCTGTAAGCCGCGTATACTACTATGCTTGTTTAAATATCCACCAACTGTTAATGTTGTGGTGTCAAATGCTAAATCGTATTGTCCACTGTAGATTTGTCTAATCTTTTTAAGCCATGGACGTTCATAATATGCCAAACAGTCTGGTTGCCCATAACCGAGTGCTTCACATAGAATTTGATCATTGATATGTTCATCGTGCTTCTTTTTACTATAGCGTTCACTGTGTGCGGCAAACTTAATTTCACCGTCATCAATCACAGTAACGCCACTGTCATGAAACCCAGCCGAGATTCCTAATAGCTTCATGTACGTGTGCTGCCACAATTATGTGTCCAGGTTCTAAAAAGTGTCCGTTAGGGCCTTTGGGACTGTTTTCTGGGACCCATTCCATCATTCCACCGACTCCCCAATCAATAAAAAATTTTTTATCTATCTTTTTATCATAATCATCAAAAGTTGCATATGCAATATCAGAATTACCACCATTATCTGGATCAGTTAAAAAATCTGTTTTTGTTTTATAATAGTCATTTTGCATTATATTAAGCATAAGACATTTTAAACCATAATTCTTTGCAAGAGTTTGAACTATAATAATTTGTTGTAAAAATTTTTCATAGAATGACGAGTCATTGTGGTAAAGAGAAACATACTTTGTTAACTGATGTCTATGACTATAAACAGGATCCATCCAAATCCTGCCTGACCTAGCAGGCCATACATCAAAAAAGCCTTCTTGGTCATGGAATTCTGTTCTTCCAGGAATACTCCAACCGATAATAATTAATTGTTTACTCAACTGGACAGAATTGTGTAACGGTATTTTATCGGAAGATAATACTCTTATAAATTTTCTTACTATCTGATCATTGCTGCCTCCAGGTGTCGCAAAATTTTGCACAGTAGCATCACATCTTCTTGCTACAATATAAGGCCAGGCACTTTTGTTATCGGACAGTTCTTCGCCGTAGGTAAAACTATCCCCAAATGTAAGAATATTTCTTATCATGTAATTATTTGTAAATGAAAGGATCTCGTTTCTTTAATTCTTTTAATTTTTTACGATACCGTATTTCTAATCGAATTTTATTCCAGATGTTTTTTAACCATTTCATAGAATTTGTCTTTCATTAATCCAGCAGCATCTCTGTGAGCTGCTTCTAAAGGATGAGTATCTCCTATAGGGTATTTATTGTGAGTTGCCCACTCGTAAAAGCCTTTATTACCAGGGAAGAAAAACCATTTACTAAAATCGATATTTTCATAATATGCGTTAATGGTCAGATCGTTTGACAAAATTGTTGAGTTATTTAAAAAAGATGCGTCGGCACAGGTAAACAAGTAAGGTATTTTTTTGCTTTGTAGAAAACTTTGTAAAAATAATATTTCTTTAATGGTAGCATAAGTCTCCCAATATTCTGAGGAAGCAACATATTGAAAATAATTTACAGCAAAATCATACACATTGTTAAGTTTGGCCTTGTTTACATGGTCAGATATTAATTTTTTGTGTTCATTATTTTTTGAATAAAACTTATTTCCAATGGTCCAATGATTTATAACTTGCCAATTTGGTATTTTACTATCAAAACCGAAATTAAATTCATAACGGCCTGGAAAAGTCCAAGAAACAATAACAAAAATTTTGCTATTGCCTTGTACTTGCAAAAAATTTATTACCTGTCTTGAAATAGAATCATTTCCATTACCAGGATAGGCTGCACAAATATATTGATGTCCGTGAGATAACAATGCTGTAAAAGTATTTTTACTGTATCCGTCTGGGCCACCGTGCGGACTATCTGCTAGTTCGCTGCCCCATATGAAACTATCACCGCCTGCTACTATAATCATAACCTGGTTTCATCATATCTATTTGCATTTGATTATAACTAAGATCTGACCAACAGTAATCAAATGTTTGTTCTACGTCATTAACGACGATTTTATAAATGTCTAAATGATTACCGAGTATATCCCATATATCGTTATAATCTGTAGATCCAAAACTTTGTTTTAAATTTACTTGTGCGATAGGCAAATATCCTAAACTTAGTTTTGGGTCATCAGGATCTCGGTTATTATCTGTTAACCATTTTTTAAAGTTGTCTTGTTCTTGATTGTGCCACAATTGTTCGCCTCCATAAACTACATTGTTACCCCATTCAACATCAAACTCACCGCTATAATACTTTAACTCGGTGATTGCTTCACAAACAGTATCTGTAAGTTCAGGTGCATGCTCATCTCTGAAAACTTCAAACAGTGTTTTACCTATCTGTGTCCAGTGCATGTATACTCCGCCTAACACTCTATCATAACCATTCACTAAAAACAATTCTCTATGTATGTCTTTAAGATCGTACCTGGGTGCTTGTAACCATGTAGTAATTTGACTAGGCCTGACCCAATAAGGAACGGTATTGAATTTTCGCTGGCTTAAAATCAATGTTTCCATTTCGTGACAAATATTGTTTAACTGTCTAATTGCATATTTTGTTTCATAGTCTGCACGTTTATAATAATCACTTAAATTCCAGACAGTTCCTTGCAATACTTCGAAATGATTGTGTAACCGATTCATCATGTCATGATTTATACCGTTTTCGGCATAATCGTATCCAACAACATTATCTGGCGTAAAAAACTCTTCAATTTGATAAGATGGAAAGTGCTTATTAATAGTTTTACAATGTTGATTTAACTCGTTACAAAGATAATCCAAGGTCCTTGCAGTTTTAGGAAAACCCATAAAACAAAAATTTTTTTCTAATAAAAGATTTTTATGTAGCAATTCTTTTAATGCTGGAATCCAATCTTGTGCTAATGCATTGTCGAACACTTCTATAGTGTAGTCAACTTGATCTTGATAATTTAACGGATTGCGTAATACTACTTTAACAGTCTTCAATTGTCATCCACCATTTGAGCGCTTCAGGACGTAGACTGATAATGTCAGTAAACGTTGTTTTTTGATCTCTTATTTGCTCTAACCTTAGTATGCGGTGCTTGCCACGACTAATACCCTCACGATATTCATCAGGCCATTGCTCTTGAAAAGTTGGTCTAGTTTTAAGTTGGATTAATGTGTCCCGCAAGGCGCCTCTAACTTGGGGTACTAGTTCGTCTATCCAAGGATGTAATATGTCCTTGGGCAGTGCTAACGGCGACATCACTATGTCGGGACTAAAACTAAACACAACTTTTGACAGCACATCAACACCTAACTTGTCTGCCAGTTGTTGAATATTTACTATTTCAAACAGGCCTGGCAGTGTTAATGTGAAGTCTAATCTCATTTGCCTTTTGTGACGTTGGATTTCAACTCCTGCACGAAAGTTTTCAAGCCATTGGTTATAGTTAAGACCTGTTCTAATATATTCTCCAATGACTCCAGTTCCGTCGATGCTCGCGCAGATCTGCCAATCGCGAATCCTAGGAAGAATATCACTAAACAGATCAACATTCCGGTAGCGGCGCCGGCTAAGATTAGTATTATATCTGGCATATAGTTTGTCACCATCCCCTAACTCTATTATTCTCTGCATATAACGCCAGTGCTGTTCATACATCAAAGGCTCTCCACCCACCCAGTAGACTTCTTCTACTCTGTGTTCCTCAACTGCCTGACTAAATTCTTGTTCGATTTTGGTATCTTGAAACTGCTCAATCTGCTGCTTGACTTCAGGTCGCATCCAATTATTCTTTGGATTGGTGTAGTCGATCATGTTATGTTGGCGTTGCTCACTTTCCCAAGCACTGCTTAACATGTCCCCACACATACGACACTTGAAGTTACAGAGATTGCTAAACCTATAGTCCCAACTAACAGGCTTCATTGTGGTATAACCCGACTCGTCAGTTGTGTCCAGTATGTCGTTGTACTTATTGCCAAAAAGGTTGTTGAAATAACTGCGGTAAACGTCTGTGTTTAACAGCTTGTCGTTACAGACTTCGCACTCGGGCAGTGTTTCTCCTGCCATCATACGACGACGGACACTACGCATATGTT